GCGTCTACTAGTTCATCAATGAACAGCAAGTTGATCTGTTGATAAAGGCTTTCCCATACATCTCTGAATGCCCAAGATAGACTCAGGATCAATCTGTTTCTTTCACCCCTGCTTAGATTATCAAAGTCTAGTTCTCTGCCCAGTTCTTCTATTCTCACTGTTAGGTCTGATTGGAAAGTCACAGTGTGTGGCAGTTTGACCTTGCCTAAAAAGTATGCTAATCGTTGATTCAAGTATGTCAAGTTCTGTTCTATGATCCTTGTTCTTATGAATGAATCTTTCGCTGTCAACAATTTGTATAAAAACTCCTGGTGCCTGTGTAGGTCCTCTAACTCGTTGGCTTTCTCGTAATCCACTTCCTGTATCGCGGACTTGGTCATCTCCGCAATCTGTTCTGCGTATGTGTCTTCTTTCTTCTCTGTCTGTTCCAATTGTCTCTTCAGATCCTGTAACGATCCCTTGTGATTGTACGCTTCGTCTATGGTGTCATAGTATGTTTCAGGCACTTGGCCTAGGTCTCCCACCTCATCTATGCCCTCTTGTATTTTGGCTAGGTCTGTCTTAAGTTTTGTCACGTAGTCTGTGGATTCTGTCAGTTGCACTTTTAGTTTGTCCACGAGGTGCGTGTGCTTGTCGTCATGCAGTTCCTGTTCGCACGTTGGACATTTCTGTTGTTCAGCGTATTCGAGATCTGCGTTTGTTTTTGTGACTGTGCTTTCCGCTTTCGTCAGAGAATCCTCATGATATGCTTTCTCTTTCTCTAGGCTTCTCAGCATGGTTTGTAGTTCATGTCTCTTCTGCAGTTTCTTGTGCTTCTCTATCTCAATCTCACTGTCCACTTTCTCCAGTTCTGCGATCGCTTCCTTGAAACTCTTTATGTCATCGTCTTTCTGGCTCGCCCAGGCGTTTGATCTTATTTTCAAACTTTCTATGGACTCCTGTATCTTCTCGTTGGAGGCAACCTTGGCGTCTATACGCATCTTCTCCTCGGTCAGCATCTGTTTTGTCGCTTTCTGTTTCTCTTTCAAGAGATCTGCTTTCTGCGAAAGTAAAGTTATACCTAACAGTTGTTCGATGATTTCCCTCTGTTCTGCCTGTTTGGTGGACAGGAAAGGTTGTGTGTATGTGTTCAACGCGATGATGTTCTTGAACATGGAATGGGTCATGCCCATCAGTTTGTTGATCTCTACCTGTGTCTCCCTGTTCTCACCTTGTGCTTCGTTGTTGTCCGTGTTCTGCTCTATGTCGTTGGCATAGAATCTGAATATCTGAGGTTTCCGCCCTCGCTCGATTGTGTAGGTCACTCCGTTCTTTATGAACTTTACGCTGACCAACATACCCTTCTCGTTGGTCTTGTTGACCAGATTGTCTCTCCTGATGTTTGTCAATGCTTCACCAAAGAACACGTAACTCAATGCATTTATGATGGTGGTCTTGCCTGTGCCGTTCCTGGCTCCGGCGTCGTCACCCCCCAAGTCCATGTTCTCACCAATGACAAGCACTAGACTCTTGTTGGAGAAGTCTATGGCCTGGGCCTGGTTGCCCACGCTCATGAAGTTCTTTACCGTAAGTTCTTTAATCGTCAGCAAGTTGTTTCCTCTTCCATTCCTTGTAGCCTTTCAGCCATTCTTCCTGTGTTGGTGGATTTTTGAACATGTCAAATATCTGTGCTTTAGACATGGTCGGTTGTTCAAAATCACCCTTCAACACTTTTATCAATTTCTTTTTACTAATTCGTGACATCTAGATCGTTGTAAATTGCTGTTAAAACATTCTTGTCATACACTTCCGAGTCCACGCCCTGTAACTGCTTGATGACTATCTGATCAACGCTGTCAAACTTCTGCACTTCGACCAGTGGTTGTTGTGCGTTGTCCACTTGTTCTGGTATCAGTTGCAGTTCTCTGAGCTGATACTTGTCTATGAATGTTTCCCTCACGAAGTTTGCTTCTTCGTATGAAATTTTTATGTCCAGCGTGACCCTCACGTACATCTTGGGTTTGAGATACTTGTCTGGATCTTCCAATAATTCTGAAACTTTTATCGTGATGTATCTTGGCATTTCTGGCCAGTTGACGAACTTGGGTTCTCCGCCGTATTCCAGTATCATCATGCCACGATCATCATCCCAGGCGTCTGCGTAGTTGTGTGGGAAGGCGTTGCCCATGTACGTGACGTTCTTCATGTACTGCCTCTTGTGGAAGTGTCCTGAGAACACCTTGCCACAGCCTGCGAAGTGGTCCGTCTGTATTCCGCCAACGTCCGGCATCTCCACCATGGCGTTCATCTTGAAGTACGGCAGTTCGAAGTGTCCAAACACGTACTTCTGTTTCATCTTTTCGATCTTCTTCCATTCGTCCTGCACAACCCATGGAATGATGGCGACATCGTCCTCCACTAACCATTCGTTGACTATGTGTATGTTTGGAATGTTCCTGATGTACTCCATTGAATTGATTTCTCTCTTGTCCCTGTAGTACAGGTCATGATTGCCCATTATCACATAAACTTTCTCGAACGCCGCACCCAATCTCTCCATGTTGGAAACTGTGTAGTTCATGGTGCTTACGTTGGTGGCAGATCTATGGTGATGCCAGTCGCCCAGGAATATACAGGTCTCACACCCTTCTGCCTTGGCCTGTGCTATGAACCATTTTACGAACTCCTCACAGTCATCGTTGTGTACACGACTGTTGCCCTTGAGGCCGAAGTGTATGTCCGTGAAGCAGGCTACCTTTTTAAAGAATGCCATGGATTACCATTTCTTCTTGACTGTTGGTTTGTGATTGGTCATGTCTATCTTGTTCTTGAATTGTACCTCAGCAAAATCATCAGAGTCCAGTTTGCCTTTCTTCTTCAGGGTCTTGTTCAACTTCTTCAATGTGGTCTTGTTGACCTCATGCACGTCACCGTGTGCGGTCTTCATTCTCTTCTGGTATGACGGTCCTGCGGTCTCGTTCTCGTTCTGTCTCGTGAAACTGGGCATCATGCCGTTGAACTCCAATAGGTCGTCCCTGATTGCTTGATTCTTCTTTTCTATGTTGAGTATCCTCGTGAAACTGTTTGTGATCGCCGCCGTGTAGTATGCGAAAGGGTTGTCTGATTTCGACTCATCGAACTGTAGTCCGATCTGACTCAACTGCATCAAGGCCTGTGACTGCATCTCGTCATTGTAGGTGTACCCCCTCCAGTTGGCCCTGGTACCATATCTCTCACACAACTTCATGTACATCATGGCCAGGGTGTTGGTCATCTTGCCATGGTCAGCAGAGAAGTGTCCGTTGCTCATTCCACCCACCCAATGGCTTTTGCCCACGCACACCAGTTTGCCTTTTTTGTCAAACTTGTAGTGCTGGAATGGTGGGAAGTTGACCTTGCTGTGATGGTCCGCTGTGGTCTTGGGATTCTTCTTTCTCTCATCGTCCATGGGCACATGGTCAAACATCATGACCCTGAACACCAGATCCGTCTTGTCTATCTTCCTTGGACTGACAGTGTAGTCCACTAGTTTTATCTTCTTGAGTCCGGCCGCCTTGGCCTCCTCCCAGGCTTCCTGTGTCAAACGCTTGGCCTTGGCCTTACGTGCCTGTGCCACCGCACTGGCGTTGACTTTCTTTAGATTGGGCACTATGAGGTCATACTGTGCGTCCTCGGGCGTCACGTATGAGCAGTAGGTGTTCTTGCTGGCGTGTATCTGTGCCAGCAGATCTCGGTTGTTTAGGTACTTGACTCTCTTCATAATTCCTTTACTTTATATTGTTGAGATTGACCACAAACAGGTCTGTTGAATCGTGCCGTATGGTGAATTAAGTGCGCCTAAAATAATGCCTATAAATATAGTTAAAGTATACGAAATTTTACAAAGGAAAGCAACCATATAATGGCATTCGGAGACATAGGCAAGATAGTGAAGAACGTGGGAGGAGGCATATTCAACAGGACCCTGGGCAGGCTCACGGGTGCTGGTATTTCCACGGATTCCAGGATCGTCAACGCCAGGGCCAAATGGTCCGGACGTTCGGACAAGACCGACTGGCGTGTGAGACTACAAGTGCCAGACGGACCATTGACGAAATTTTTTGATTTCAACAACAATCCCATAATGCAACCATTGGCGGCATCACAGGGCATATTCTGGCCATTGACACCAGCAGTGGTGATACAACATTCCGCAAACTACAACGCCATGGATCAGGTGCACAGCAACTATCCACACCAGGCATACCAAAACTCACAGGTGGACTCCATGAACATAATCGGAGAATTCCCTGTGCAGAACAGCGAGGACGCCAAGCACTGGGTGGCAACTGTGAATTTCCTAAGGACTGCGACCAAGATGTTTTTTGGTAGCGAAGCCGGCATAGACGGACTCAAAGGTAATCCACCACCAATCATGCACCTGTATGGTTATGGGGATCACATGTTCAACAAGGTGCCTGTTGTGATAAACACGTTCAACGTTGAGTTGAGACCTGGCATAGATTACATCAGTACAAAACAGAGTGATGTGTATTCACAGAGACCGGGCAACGTCAGTGAGTTGGTACAGACTGGCGATTCACAGACCTGGGCACCAACGCTGTCTAACATATCAGTCCTGGTGACACCGATCTACAGCAGGGATTCGGTCAAGAAATTCTCGATGAAGAAATTCGTTCGTGGAGAACTCAATGGCAAGGGTAGCAACGAGGTAGGATTCATCTAATGGCCAAGTACTCAAACACATCACCGTATTTCGAAACCAGTGAGGTAGCCAACTACCTGGACATATTAAATCCAAGGACGCTGACGGCAGAGGACGATGATCAGAGTTACACCATAGAGCGGACCTACGCATACAGGCCAGACCTGTTGGCCTATGACTTGTACGGATCACCGAGGTTATGGTGGGTGTTCGCACAGCGTAACCCAGATCAGATAGAGGATCCCATCTACGACTTCAAACCAGGAGTGACGGTTCAACTGCCCAAGAAAGAGAACCTGCTCAAAGACCTGGGGATATAACGAATGGCATCTAGAGCCGACAAATACAGGAACTTCGATGAATCAGCGGCTTACGCCAGGAAGGCGAGCATAAAAACACTTCCGCTGGAACCAGATCCCAACGTACTTCACAAGTTCGCATCTTACAACACCATATTCACTCTGTCTGCGTTGAGCACCCAGGAGATACGTAATCCCAAGCAGTTCTTCAACGGTGCACCACACGACATCATAGCGAGGAGCGGTGGAATAGGAGCCGCCGCCAACACAAACAACAGGCCCCCGGGTGAACGAGAGAGGTTCACGGAAGACACCAAGGAGACCATCAGGAAGAGTGCCGCGTTGCGAGACGCCCTCAACAGGAGCACCACAGAATTCTACAAGAACAATGATCTCTACTTCAAGAACGTTGAGATGACATCCATACCGGGATTGAACGAGAAGAGGCGTCTGACCAGTGTCACCAACATCATGATGGAGTTGGTAGAACCGTCGGGACTGACGCTGTTGGAGAAAGTGAAAGCGGCCGCGGCCAACAACGGCTTCCTGGATCACCTGGACGCACCCTACTTGCTGACCGTGGAGTTCAAGGGCTTCGACGAACAGGGTAGGGAAATAAAAGAGAACACAGATTTCATAAAGAGGGTCATACCCATCAAACTGATCACCATGGACATAGACGTGAACCAGGGAGGATCCTACTACAACATCAAGGCCATACCATACAACGAGTTCGCCTTGACCAACAACTTCATGTATCCGAGGACCAGTGGAACATTGGCGTCAACGAACAGGACCTTCAAGGATGCTGTGCAGGATCTACAGAACATATTGAATGAACAGAACCAAGACGAGCAGGTCAAGGGATACAACCAATTCCCAGACAGGTATGACATATCGATCAGCCAGGACCTCAACCCCGAAGCACAACTCTCGTATGAACTGCTGGGCCAGTCCGGAATGACACAGAAAAAAGAAATCGCCGCCCCTGGCGAAGAATTTTTCACCATGGAATACATCAAGTTCAACTCTTCAGTTAACCTTTTGAAAATGTTGGAAGAACTGATGAAGACCCATCCGGACTACGGAGCCAAGAGTTTCGACGAGTGGAGCCAGGCGGTATCCACACCAGGATCAACAACGTTTGATCCAAACGGTGCTCTGTCCACGTACTTCAAGTATTTCAGGATACGTACAGCCATCGAGCCCCAGGGCGATTTCGATGAGATACGACAGACCAATGCCAAGATCATAAGGATCGTGGTTGAACCGTTCTACATCAGCGCCTACAACCTGGCAACGGCGGGCATACACCAAGACAAGAACTACCAAGGATACGTGGCCAAGGCCTACAACTACATATTCACAGGTGATAACCTTGACATACAGAACCTTGACATAAACTACAAGGTGGCCTACTACCAATCAAGATTGAAGGACCTGGAGGCCAGCGATAGCAGGACGTTCACGCAGAGCAATAAGGATGAGATAGAGGAGACGGGTACACCGACCAACAGGAAGAGACCGGATGATATGCCAGACCATTTGAATCTTCTTCCACTCAAGAGTGAACCGTCAGTGTACAAGAGTTCCAACAGCAACCGTACTGGCAAAGCAGACGCTAGGGTAGACCAGTTCTTTGACGCCATAACCAATCCCACCGCGGACATGGTGGTGGTCAACATGAGCATACTGGGTGATCCCGCATGGTTGGGACAGAGCCAGTTCATTCCTGCAACACCAGAGAACTCCAGCGGCAGTTCACAGGACAACAACATAGATTTCTTCAGGGGTGGAGTCAAGACCAACGTATGGAACCCCAACCTGAAATGTTTCAACTACGACGTGGCGGAGCCCATAACCAACCTCACTTTTAAGGTACCACAGGACTTCGATGACAAGACCGGTGTGTACGAGATGTCAACGGCACAACAGGCCGTTTTCTCGGGACTCTACAGGGTCACACAGGTACAACACAGTTTCACTGATGGTCAGTTCACACAGAATTTAACAATGGTCCGTTTCAACAACCAGAACGGTAAAGTTACCAACACCAGCAATGAGAAAATCACCAAGAAAAATGGTGTGGTGACAGGGGTCAGCAATCCCAATCAGCAGGCGAGACAGGACATAATTAGTGGAGCACTAGGATCATTATAATGGCAGGCAGAGATTACTTAAAGGGACACGCATCAACATCCAAGGCACCAGGCAATGACACCGCTTGGTCGGGAGAGAGTGCAGGTCCATACATAGGTGTGGTCAAGAACAACGTTGACCCATTGAGGATGGGCAGACTACAGGTCAACATTCCCAGCCTCAGCAAGACCAATGATCCCATCAGTGGCAACTTGGTCACGTGCGAATACCTTTCGCCTTTCTATGGCGCCAAGGATGCCAGACACAGCATTCCAGGTTCGACGGCGTACAATGACAGCCAGCACAGTTATGGCTTCTGGGCGGTACCACCTGACATAGGAACCAGGGTGTTGGTGATATTCGCGGAAGGCAAGATGGACCAGGCGTTCTGGATAGGTTGCGTGCCAGAGCCCATGACCAACCAGATGACACCGGGCATAGCATCAAGCACACTGACCCACGATGCCTTGGACGGCACCTTCGAGGGAGCGGACGCAGGATTCCAACAAGACAAGAAATCAAGATATGGCACGACCAACGTGCCATCGGGGGAAGTCAATAGGACCAACACCGGGGCAACACCACAACAGATCGCCAATGCCAAAAGGCCCATACATCCATTCGCCGAGACTTTATTGAAACAGGGTCTGAGTGCTGATGACATCAGGGGTAACACCTCCAGTTCGGCACGTAGGGAAACACCCAGTCAGGTTTTTGGTATCAGCACCCCGGGCCCTAAAGACACGTCTTCGAAAAAACAATACATAGGAACCAAGGATACCAGGAAACAAGATTTCGTCACAAGAAAGATCGGACACACTTTCGTCATGGATGACGGCGATGTAAACGGTGACAACCAACTGACAAGATTGAGATCGGCATCGGGACATCAGATATTGATGCATGACACAGAGGGTGTCGTGTACATAGCCAATGGTACAGGAAATGCCTGGATAGAGATGGACAAATCTGGTAGGATAAGTGTTTATTCAAACAGAGGCATCAACGTCCGATCTGAAGGTGACTTCAATCTACACGCCGACAAGAATATAAATTTCCATGCCAAAGAGAATATCAAATTCACCTCAGAAAAAGATTTAGTCCTAAATTCCCAAAGTTACTTGTATGCCATGGGAGAGTCTGGTGTATTGAGTGCATCACAGAAAGGCAGTGTGAGGAACTATGCCAGAGATGGCATATCATCATACACGGACGGAACACAGTTGCATGGGGCAGGCGGCAGGATAGATCTGGCAGGATCACAGGTGCACTTCAACAGTGTTAGTGCCAGGAAATCATGGGGACCGTCATGGTTGCAACCTTCACACAAAAAAATTGATCTAGAGCCAGTAAAGGTTGAAGATATAATCGCAGAACAACCCATCAAAGATGGACAGAAAAACACAGAACAAACGGAAACAACAATCAAAGACTACAAGACAGATAAAGAGAAAGACGCATTTGTCACACACGAACCATACACCAGACCGGTGGGCGGTAGAGACAAAGACGACATAGCGTAAATATAGCATATGGCATACGGAGATTCAGGATCAGGAGACCTATCAAACAAAACGGTGACCTTCAAGGGTTTCAGTTCACGTGCGGACAAGCAGAACTTCAAACTGTACGACTTCGAGGTTGCCAAGCAGGATCTGATCAACAGGTTATCGGTGCGTAAGGGCGAGAGGGTCGAGAATCCAGAGTTCGGCACCATCATATACGATGCCATATTTGAGCCATTCACAGAACAACTCAAGGACGCCATAGTGGATGACATAACAGCAAATCTCAACGCAGATCCACGTATAAGCACGGAGGAGATCTTGGTCACGGAAGCGGACAAGGGCATAGCCATACAGGCCACTATAACCTATGTGCCACTG